CTTCGAAGACTTCTTCTTCGAGGATTTCTTCTTCGGGGCGTCGTCGTCGAAATCGAGAATACCCCCGATGCGCAAGTCCTCTGCATACTTGAGGGTTCTCTCGTTCCCTGTAACCGCCGCCCAATCTTCATCGCTAATACGATTCAATCCGGGCGCCAAATTGATTCGAAGAAACTTCGGCTTCTTGTCGGTACCACCATCACGGACGACAAGCGTCTGCTTGTATGCCTTTTCGTTTCGAACTTTCTTCATTATGGTTTCTGCCTTTTCTCGCCTTTCAGCGTGTTTGAGGTTTCCTTTCGTCGCCGCGAACGGCGGGGGTTTAGATGCCCTCCTGAATGAGCATTGAGAGCGGATAGTAAACGTTCAACCCGCCGGTCGTTGCCGTTACAGGGGTGATACGTTCAAGTGCCTCCACTTGTTCGTCCAAGAAGTTGATGTCTTCCGGAATCTCGAATTGAAGCTTGTCGGGGTTTGGGTCGTAATACACGGCCACGTCAGCCCCGGCGGTCCCCGCACCCGCGAGCTCGTTCACCGCTTTGATGTCTTCGAGGGAGGAGATGTATGGTGAGTTCTCAACGATGAATTTCGCGACCGTGCGGTCGTAGTTCGTCCCGAGCGGGGTCGTCATGATGAGGTCCCATTGCGCCAGTGGCAAAAGGAGCTTGGTCGCACGTTCGACACCGAGGGTGTCTACATGAACCTGTGAGAAGCCCGCATTTACATCCGTAAGGACTTCAAGGGCGGTCGCGGTCGGCCAGTCCCCTGTCGGGGCATTCGCGCGAGGGATATTCGGGTGAGAGAACACACCTTCGAGACCGGCGTCGGCGTTTCCATACCATGCGATTTGATTGAAGAGTTCTTCAATCGCTTGCCGTGACGCGTTTGCCCGACGTTGGGGGAGGGGGCGACCGGTTCGCGCCGAAGCCTTGATTTCGTCAATGGTGAACGCGAACGAATCCGCCGCCCTTTTGACGGGGACGGTCGTTTGCTTCACCTTGACGTCGGACCGGGGGAGGTCGGCGGCATAAGCGTTGATGAGCTTGGCCATGCCGACACGGTCGTAAGACTCATACGTGATGGACGTGATTCCCTCACCGCCTTCCATCGAAATCGGGATTAGCTCCCGATACGTGAGGGCGGGATACTTCACGTCGTAGGTACGGGCCTTGATATGCTCCAACTCGCGAGCGTAGAAAATGCCATCGTTGGCATCGAGAACATTGGTTTTGTGAGTACTCATTGACTTCGTTTCCTTTCTACGGTTGCCCGTGTTTAGAAGTTTGCCCGAACAACCGCAAGCCCGCCCGCGCCGACTGTGGTTTCGAGGGTGACTTCGGTTAGGGCGGTTTCACCCGCTTCGGGGGCGCCCACGCCAATCGCGCCCGTGGCATCGACATAGTTCAATGCGTCCCCGGGAACGCCCGCATCGGCCACGGTAACCCACATATAACCTTTGCGCATAACCGCGACCGTATCGGTATCGTCGTAGGTCGGGTCACCACTCGCATCGACCTCTCGCGCCGGGTCCCGAACGGACAAACCCCAAGCAGCGGCATCGCCGCCCGGGACAACCTGGTTGTCGGGGTCGGTCCCGCGACTCACGACGATGCCCGGCGCAATCGCACCTTCGGCCAAACGGGAAACGACGTCCTTTTGTCCGAAGTCGTGGGCGATTTGTCCCGGAAGGCCATTGGCCATATTCTGAGAATAGCTCAACTGTGACATTGTCTTTTCCTTTCAATAACGATTAAGGCTTCCCCCTACCTAATCGCCGGTTAGGGGGGACTATCTCCGCCCGCTGTTTTTACTGATGAACTCTTTCCGTTTCTCGTCGACGAGGTTCACGGGACCGCCGCCATCTTGCAATGAATCGCGATTCGCTTTTTCCTCAGCCTTGCCGACGGCTTCGAGAAACGCGCCGCGGACGAAGTCGTCGGACTCCTCGGAATAGTCACGGGTCGACCCGTGCGACAAAGCGTCAAGCATGACTGCCGTATTCGTTTTACCTTCGGTCTCGATTTTCGGGTAGAGTCTCTTTGCATCGGTGATAAGCGCCGCACGCTCGTTCACCGCTTTGTCGAGGGCGCCGACATCGTCTTTTTTGTCCGTGAGCGTGGCAACCCGTCCTTTCGCCTCGTCGAGCTTCTTTTTCACGTCGGCGAGTTCGGCTTTCAAATCGCTGTTCTCTACCCGATACTTGGCGATTTTGGTGTTCATCGCGTCGAACACTTCGGCGCCTTGGTCGCTAAAAGAGACCGTCACCCCGCCGATAGTGCGACGATGCAAGTTCAAAATTTCTTTGTCTGACATGTCTATTTCCTTTCTTCTTCGTTTGGCTTCGTCACCAAGACGAACTTTGTGTCCCGCGCGACCGGCGTTGACAATCGCGATATGGTTACAACGTATTTCGGTCTGCCTCCCTTTGTACGCCCCCCAAACGGGGTGGACGCCGTCTTCAACGACAAGCTCACACGAGTACCCTGGGGATATTTCCCGTTTCCCTGATTGGGCGTCTTTGATTGTGCTTTGGTCCGTCACAACCAACCCCAAGCGGATAGTGTCGCCGGCGCGCCGAACTTCACCTTTCGACATTCCGACTTGATGCTTCTTGGCGGTCCCGGAATTTAACATTCCATCAACCGGGTGGTTGTTCGTGACTGGTTTGTAACGGTATGATGCAAGGCTGCGCTCGTCGAACGTTTCCGCGTCGTCCCGTAAAATGGGGATAGGCGTCCCAACCGGCAACCCCCGGAAATCGGGGATATGGTCAAGCTGCCCATCCCCCCGATAATACTGAAGAATCCCGGGACGTCCTACACGTGCGGGCACATGCAAAAAACCCTCATCGGTTATCTCCGCACCCTTTATTTCTGTGGTCTGGTCATGGAAGAATTCTTTTGACATACATAATAACTAAACAAAATTGCAGTATTTGTCAACTATCTTTTGCTTTTTGGTTAGGCAGCTTTTTGACGTTTCGTCAAGGGGACAATATCAGCAAGGTAGGGTTCGGCGTAACAACGGCAGTTCGGGCGGTCGCCGGGGTGGCCGTCGGGCGAGGGTTTCTTCGCCCATTCGAAGACCTTCCCGTTGTGCGCGGCATGCTCGTCCGACACCCGGGAATCGCCCGCCGTCCGCCACGTGTAACGGGTAATCCCAACGGCTTCTTGACGTGTTCGGTTCAGGGTATTTGTAAACTTGCTCATCTGGTCTCGGGCGATGAACCGGGCACGCTTCTTTGTCGACTGTCCTAGGTTCAGAACTTCCTTTCGGATACTTTGATAGTCGTCGCTTTTCTGCATGCCCTCTTGAATCGTATTCGCCAATCGTCCGAGATACTTCTCGGGGATGGATTTAATCAGGTTCACGTTCTCCGCAATCCGGCGGTCCATTTCCGCGCGGACAGCGAACGTTTCATTCATAACCGTTGACACGTCGACACCAATAACCTGTCGCAACCCTGATATAAACGCCCGACGGTTAAACCGGTCGTTTTCGTAAAGTGCAGGTTCAACCATTTTAATCCCGGCCTCACCAAGGTCGAGCAACGATAGCCGTCGGCTAAACTCGCTTAACGCTGCATCGATGCCGGGGACCTCAGCGTCGTCGTTCAGTAGGGTTGTGTTGATATTCGCTTGGCGTTCTACCACAGGGAGAATCAATTCTTTAGTCCACTGCTCGAGCTTATTCACAAGCTTTCGAAGGTTCCGGTAATAGAGTGCCGTTGCACCTTTTGAGGGTGCGCCCGCCCGCCACTTAAAACGTGAGGGTGGGCGCCTCTTAATCCTCAACCCCATTACGCCGCCAACCCTTCAATTTCCGGGTCTTCGAGTCCTTCGATTTCCGGGTCTTCGAGTCCCTCGATTTCCGGGTCTTCGAGGCCTTCAATGTCCGGGACAGCGTCGGGGGTCTCTTCGAAGTCAAGCTCTTTCAAGGCCTCAAGATATTCGTCGTCGATTGAGTAGACCCCGTCTTCTTTCAAGTTTTGCGCAACGATTGACGGGGTGACAACGCCCCCGTCAAGATAGTTCCTATCACGCGTTGAATCTTTCAACTGCTTCTCTGCCGTGTCACCTTCCGACATCGACCAAAGCGGGTCAAACTCGAAAGTCCAATCATCCGGTTTAAACCCGAGCGTTGACCTTGCGAAGACCTCGTCAAACCAATCCAAGTTGGGGCGGAATTCTTCTTCTTGGTCCGCATGAATTCGGGTGTAGTAGTTTTCGAGGTCGGCGTCGCCCGTTGCATTCAACCCCGTCGGGGATTGTGAGAGGAAACGTGTTGCGGGAATGTCGCTTGACGCGGATAGGATGGAAAGCGACTTGATAAGTAGGTCGGGGAGACCCGCGAACGTTTGCGTTTTTCGGTCCCACTTCTCACGGCTATCCAAGAGCAACATGTTGTTGATGGATTTCAAAAGTGCGCCTTCGGAAAATCGGGCTTGGAGCGCGCGTTTCCCGCCGGGTTGCGTCAACTTCTCGAAAAGGTTCTCAACCGAAATCACGTCGACGTTAGACTCGAACGTCATCGACGAAATCGAATTGTAAATCGTATCGAATTTTTTAATTGGGTCGACACACCTTTGAAGTACCGAATAATCCCAATACAGGTTTCCCCGGCGCATCTGCCAAGGGACCTTCGTCCCTGAAAAACGAAGGACTCTTGTATAGTGGATTTTCTGTGAGCTCGAATTGATTCGATAGAAAAGCGGCTGTCTGTAGTTTTCTGACAACGGGTCCCGGTCAACTTCCTCGACATACGCTTCGGTTTTGTCAAAAACGTTGATATGTTTCAGCGCCCCTTGCCGAACCCGGCTCGGGTCAAGCGGTTCGTCAGGGAAGCCCGCCCCCTCGACAACCATGATTCCAATTGACCCACCATATAGCCGGGCGTACTTCTTAGCTTCTTGAAACTTGGATTTAACCGCAAGCCGGGTCTCTTCGTTTTGGACTTCTTCTATTTGTTCGGGGGAAAGCGACGGTGCTTGGATAGTTCTCCATTCCCGAGTCATATCGTTTGCCGGGACATCGACGATTTGACCCGCCGCCCATGACAGATACATATTCTCGAAAAAGTCGTCCGGATATGCGTCCCTCTGATATGTCGAATAACTTTGCTTGTCCCGCGCCGTCCCAATATTGGCAAACGCGTTGACGAAGCTATCCTCGACAAATGTCGCGCCTTTTTGTGCTCTTTTTTTCATGCTTTCACTCCTTAGAAGTTTGCGCCAATGATTGGGGCGTTGTGGTGTCCCACGGGTGTCACACCCGAAGCTGCCAATTCAGCTATGATATGCCCATAGGCATAGTAGTTATCGGCAGGGGTCTGCGACATTCGACCCGGGCTGAACGGGTAAGCTTTATCAGATACAGCTAACGCTGAGTTCGCGCGTTGCGTGTCAACCCTTTCGGTCTGTCCCAACCCCGGGGAAAAGCTTGTAGGGTCAACAGCGTCACACCCAAACCCGTCAACCATCATGCCCGAAGGGAACGTCTCAACAGTCGTCGTGTTGACTGTCCCGCTTAGTTCCGGGTTCCCGGTGTCTTCCGAGTATACCGTCGGGGGTACGGCTTGGTTTACACCCGTATAGGATGCAACGCCAACTACACCGTCATATGGCTGGCTACTATTGACATATACGGTATAGCTCCCCGAGTTAACGGGTAATTGGTTGTCGAGAAGATACCCTATGCGTACCGTAATTATCCGGCCAAAATAATCATCCGGTTGGACAACCAAAGGGACATTTAGGTTTACCCAATTGTACTGAAACGACCCTATTGAGTGGGATGTACTCCCCGTCATGAGAAGGTAGACGACCACTGCCCTATCATTCCCTTGTCCATATCCTAGGGTATGGGAAAACGAAAACCCGTTCGGGGGGTACCCCGTCCCGCCTGCCGCACTGTCAAAGACGACCGCCATATTTTCACCCGTTCACTTTGATAACTGAAATTCGCGCCCTTCGTGCTTTCGCTATGTTGTCAACCGCGCCCATCTGTTGAAACCGAAGAGATACGCTTATCGTCTCCCCGTCTTTGACTGCCATCGGAAACGAACCCGCCAAAGGATTTAGGGGGACCAGTTCGGCGTTATTGCACTCCGCCCGCTCGACGGGTGAGTCATTGTTTTTGTTGATAAACAGACGCCCTTGAACCCGCGACGTCGTCGAAGCTAAGTTTAGGTAACATTCCATGTTGTACGCTATTAGGTAGGTACCTACAGACAACGGACCAACGTTCAAAGAAGCTTTGGTCTGCTCAATGCCCCTGTCCCCCGAGTCGTCGCTTTCCGCTTCTGAAAATTCGAAGGCGGGTACCGGCTCGAAGTCCTCCCCTTCGTGTGCGGCAACCGCCGCATCCACAGAATCCTCGTCGCTTGCCGTTGCATTCCCTCCAAGGACGATTGTGATTGACGTTCCGTTCGTCACAACGGACAAAACCGAAACCGACAACGAGCCGGGAGGGAGTTCCTCAAGCTCCTGTTTCAGGATTGCTGTGTTGACTTTGTCGTTTGCGGTCTCCGAAACAGCATAGTAAAAGTTAGTTCTTACCGTTCCCATTTTAGCTTTTCCTTTCTTACGATGCGAGAAGTTGTACCATCGGTGTCCCTACGATTCCCCATCGAGAACCTGTATAGTAGAGGCCTATTGCCGTTCGTCCATCTGTATCCGAATTAAAAGAAAGACCGCCCGCCGGTTCGTCAAGGGGCGTTGTCCCCTGGGTTATCCAGTTGATGGTCGTCGTTGCCGTCGTACTACCCTGAACAAGTTCTATCATAAAGTTCCCCGGACCGTTCGGGGTGTTTATCGTAATGTCGACCGTTGTCGAATTGTTCAAGTTGACCGTCGCTTTTTGGTAGTTCGCGAATGCGACCGTTACGTCGCCACCCGATGCCGTCACCGTAGGCCATTGGTTGAACGTGATGGTTTTAGCTGCAAACACGTCATGGTTCAGACAGTTCATGCCAGTACTTTGGACCCTGAAAATGTCGCTCCCACCGATACTGAAATTCGTTGTTGCGCCCGCTTCAAGGTCGATGGCGGGCGTTACATCACTCCCGTCATCCTGTCCAAGATACAGGACTTCGCCCGAATACTCGACTAACCGTGCTGTGTCGTTTATAATCGAGGACCCGTTCAGGTCTAAATCACCGTTAGCTAAGAACTGCGATAACGGCGTCCCCGCTGCATTTCTGAACTCAAGAAGGTTTGCGGTTTGTCCCGATGCGGCTTGAATCGCCGCAACGACCGAACCGGTTTGGGTCCCGCGCATTAAAACGCCCGTCCCCGTTATGTCTTCGAAGCTCGGTGGACCCGACGCGCCACGGTCGCCTAACAGGGTAATGGGGCGATAGGCGTAGAACTGAACCGCGCGGTCAAACCCGTTCTGAATCGCGGTATCGGTATTGCCCATCTGATAGGCGAACGACTCACCCGATGAGAAATCGGTCGCACCAATCACCCGGGGTTGCGTGAGGGTTGACCCGTTTGTCGATGTAATGATGTCCGCCGGGACCAAGAACGTCTTATCAGTTTTGACGGGTATCGACCAACGCCGAACCTGAACCCTCCCTTGAACGCCAACGACGTAGACGTGCCCCATCGCGACGTTCAGGTTTCCGCCTTCGGGTGGCGTGCTCACTAATTCGCCCGCCACAGTGGCCGAAACGAAAAGAACGTCGCCCCCCGAAAACGTACTGGTATCCATCGTCACCCCGCCCATCGTCGTGACAAAACCCGCTTGACCATCTATGATTTCATGCGTTGTTAGTCCCGCTGCGTATGCCGTCGCGGGGTCGTCCGCTTTAGCAAGCGCGACCGTTGGAAGGTTACTAAATGCCCCCGAGACATACACGGGGGTCCCGTTTGGGATATTAGAACCTGTGTTGTTAAACACACGGATATAGCTTTCCTGTCCTACCTGTAAGGTGACATCGGGAATGTCCGTAAACACCCCTAGTGTGTGGAAATCTTGGTCGTAGAAAAAACGCCCCTCTTTAAAAGCGACCGAGCCCGGCGCCGCTTCCAAGTCTATCATCCGAATGCCCGAAACCTCGTTCGCATCCGAAACTAAAATCCCCGAACCTTTAATCGCGCTTACGTTATCCCCGTTCCATCGGGGTAGTGTATTATTGTCGGTGTCGCCGACGCGCACAACGCCCCCGCCCCCTACTGAATACGCAAGGTTCACCGCTTGGATAAGTGATTGTTGTCCGAAGTTATTTCGGTATTCGGTCCACTGCGTTGTGTTTCCGGGCTCACAAAACTCTAAATAGTTCTGTGTCCAAGCGGGCGTTGAATCGAGTGAACGGGTTCCGAAGCGTATCGAGTCAAACAGCATGGGGGTCTCGCCGATTGTATCCCCTAAACGAAGGTACCGAAGCCCCGAACCGCTTGCCTCACCCCCAAGAGTGATGAATGAGTCGATGTCTGTTCCCGTTGACGTCGAGTAGATTTCAACATCCGAAGAGTAGACCCCGCCCGCTGTTGCGTGAATATCAATCTTTCCGCGTCCCGCTGTATTCTCACCATACAACGAACCGCGCGCCGTTGCCCCTGAAGAACTTGCGACCCCTCCAACCTCCATTACAGCGGACGACGCCGATACCGCCCCATCATGTTGCGCCAAAATCTGAGTTCGGTAATTTGATACGACAGAAAGGTACCCTGACCCGGGAGACGGAGATTCATACGTCCATAACCAAGTTTTCAAACCCCCTATCGATAGCGCGGGACCGTGACCCTCCCAAAACAAACCGGTATCCCCGGCGGACAAGAACGCATATGCGGGCGTTCCCGCGTTCCCGTCGCCCATGCGTAGTTCGTCAGTCGGTGTGATTGGGTATATGAAGCCCGCGCCGTTATCCCGCGCCCAAATCGACGCCCCGGGGATGGGTGGTCCGTAGACCCATTCCCCTGTCCCTTGGCTATACACAAACGTGTCCCCGTCATTAGGTGTGACCGTGTCATCGGGGACGGGTATCCCCTGCACCCAACCCGCGTTCTGTGGGTCGGCTAATGTTCCCAAAAGGTTGTTGACGTTGATAACGTCGTTCCCGCCTTCTTCATGCGTCGGGGCGTGTGGCGGCCAAAAGTCTTGACCCTCCCCGCCGGGAAGCAGGTCTTGGCCCTCACGAATTACTGAAACATGGTCTTTGATATTTGCCATTAGTTGACCTCTAAAAATCGTTGAAACGCTTTTACGTATCCAAGCGCGATTTGTCGGCGCCAATACTCGTTAGAGAGTTTGGTCGCTTCCCCCGAATTGGTCATGAAACCCGATTCGACAAGCACGGCGGGCATTGCCGTCTTTTTCAAAACGTAGAAACTTCCTTCTCTAACGCCCCGATTCCTAAAAACCCCCATTTCGGCGACTTCCTCAACCAAACTTTGCGCCAATCTTCGTGAATCTTTGGAGCAACTCTGATAAACGAAAGTGGCCACACCTTCGGCGGTCTCATCCCAGTTATTCCCGTCTCCGAATGCATTCGCGTGAACCGAGACGAAAACGACATCCCGGTCGTCTTCATAAATCCTATTTGCACGGCTCACGCGTTCTTCCAAGGTAATCGAAGCGAGTTCGGGAACTAAATTGTGAACTCTCAAACCGTAAGCGGGACCCCGTTCACATAACCGGCGAGCGATGTCTCGGTTAAACTCCCATTCGTAAATTCCAGGGGGGACGAGTGGCGAACGCTTTCCCGCCGTGTCGATTCCGTGGCCCGGGTCGAGTAAAAAAGTTGTCATGCCGCTAGCCCCACAATTTCAATATCGTCGTCGCTTTCGTCCGACTGATAAAGTTTTTCGTAGTCAATCGGCGGCGGTTCGAGCCCCAAGATTTCAACGTTGTCGTCAAACTCTTCTTCCATTTGCTCGACCTCACCGCTCATGTACCTCTCATAGTCGATTTCATTCGACGCCGTAAGCATGTCCTGAATCGCGTCAAGCGTTGTATCGATTTGGTCGTCGTGAGCGTGTGTC